TTTTTCAATATCCCCGTTTAAACTTCTGATACATATACTCAATCTTAATTTTTATACCAGAAAGCTCCCCCGCAGCCGTGCCCCGGCATCTCAACGTAATATAATTAGAGGCGCTAGCCTTCAAAGTAGTATTAGCCATAGGCCAAAATGAAAAAGCCGTACTATTCCCCGCCGTGGCCGTAGTTGTTGCCATAGTCTGGTATGATTCCGCTTCGGAACTATTAATTGCGGTTCCATCCCCGGTATGCGCTGCCATTTCAAAAACAATCTCCGCAGCCTTACCATCACAGCCCGTTACAGTTCCGTGCGCCCAGATCACACCTTCAGTCATATCAGTGGAAATAAAAACCCAAAGCGTATCCACCCCCGCCACATAAATAGTATCTCCATCGGAATAATAAACACTATCCGCATCACTAACCTGCGGATTAAGATTATCCCATATTTTCTCAGTCCCCTGGTAACTCTGCCCAATTGCCAACTGCCAAAAGCTAAAAACCAAAAGCCAAAAGCAAATCATTTTTCTATACATTACAAAACCTCCCTGGTTTTCCCCCTTATTAAAGGGGGATGTCCGAAGGACAGGGGGATTTATACCCTCCCATCCAACAAAATAAATCCCTTAAAATTAAAGCCCTCTCAGTTAATTACACGCATCATCCCCCAAACAACTTTTATATATCGCACTCTAAGAGCCTTTAGCTATTAGCTTTTAGCTAAAAACCAACACCAAAGGCCAAACTACTCAATAACAATATCCTCCGATACTACATATTGGCTATCCTGATCAGTCTCATAAAATTTCAACTTAATTTTATCACCGGCTTTATACTCTCCGGAGAACAATTGTTCAATAGGCAACGTACCCGGTTTAATAAAACAATCATAATAAACAGTGGCGCTTCCTTCATCCACAATTACCTCCTGGTAATATTTTGGATAGACGCGCAGAATACCGCCTGTATTTATAAAATTGCGCATCTCTGTAAATTTATCGGTAGTGCTTTTGCCGTAATTGCGTATTTCAATCTCGATTATAGCCCACTCATCCCCCATAACCGTAAGAGTCGGATCACCATTCTGCGCGTTCTGGACAATGGATTTTTGTTTAGATATTACGCGCAGCTTTGCAACCTCATAGCGCTGGAAATCTATATTACTAATAGGACTAGAATCACTGTCTAGTTTTTGTATTCTTACAGCCACACCCATTAATCAATTACTCCTACAACCATAAAACGTATAATAAAAGAACTGGTTTGATTTGAACCATCTGCCGTTAATACTTTTGCTGTAAAATAACCGTCATTATCCAGGTCGGACACGATAACAATTAAATTTTCATAGCCTGACGTTACTTCTAAAGTTGCTACAACTTGCCTCACGCCATCGAAATCCGGATCACCGTCATCGCAATCCGTGGCATAAGTTACGGTTTCTATTGTTGAACTTGCGGAAGATAATGAACCTGATTTATCACCACTAGCCAGGCGGGTTGTTCCAGAACTTCCGGCACCGGCCAACAGGCATAAATCCAGACGAGTATCTAAATCGTCATCGTTAGCCGTCATGGTGTTCATTTTTGTATGTGTAACCAGCTCTTTATCTGCCCATGTTAAACTGGGTGTAAACATATTGTCATCACCTCCTGTTTTATTTTGGCTATTAACTGTTGGCTGTTGGCAATTAACTAAAAGCCAAAAACCAAAGGCTAATAGCCAAAGAAATTTTATTTTTACCATACCACCCTCCCGTTACTTAGCTTATGTTCACCAATAAAAAAATATTGATCAAAATTATGGCTGATATCATATCCCCCAGCCTCTATTTTTCCGGGACGATTTATATTCTTATTAATCCTGAAAATCTCAATAATAGTTGTATCAAGGTCCGGGTTGTCACTGCTGATCTGAAACTGATCGGATAGTTCAAAACCAATACCGTGATTCCATTTTTCACGAATTTTATAACTCTTAACACCCTTTTCCCACATCGTATATATCCTGCGTACAATAGCCTCGGCATAGATGCGTTCATCCGCCGTAAAAGCAGGCAGTTTAATTTCAATATGCGGCTCGCCTTCATTATAGGGATAGGAAAATTCTTTATTAAATTCACCATTACTATAATCATACAATCCCATAACCCGGCGGTACCTGGTAAAGGTTTCCATCTCGGCGTCTTGAATATCCGTATCCGGTGATAGCTCATTAGGTGAAGCGGGATCAAGCTGTGGAAGATAACTGTTAAAACTAACCGGCCCGCTGTTTTGTACAAAAATTGCCGCATTAATATGGCGCAGCATTATTTCGATAGCTTTTAAAACGCTTATTTTCTTATCAAATGTTATCCCGGCCCTGAAATCATCAAAATCCGCTTTAAGGGATGCAATAGCCGATGTATCATAATCACTTGCCGAAAAATCAGCGCCGTAATCTTCTGTTAATAAAAGCTCGATAATTTTAGGCACATTATTGCCGTCCGTACCTTCACTACCATAACAGATTGTGCAATAGGTATTAAAATCAATTTCATCCCCTTGTTCAAATGTACCGGACCAGGCCGAGGTTGCTATTGATAATTGATAGATGGATGAATCTCCGGCATAAAAAGTACTGCCGGTCGTGCCTGTGTATTTCACCCCGCCCGGATCAGTTACCGTAAAAGCCGTCGCCGAAGTAAACTCAATATTCCAGGAACCTATTTTACAATAACTGTCATCAATATTAATACTGTTTTCTGTCAATGTTCCAATAGAAGCATCTTCCCTGGTATATGTTAGAGAACTCTGCAGGGTACTGGTTATATTATTCATTCGTGATTTTGTAGTATTAGCCTTAAGCTGAGTGCTTAACAGATTCCGCAAAGTATCCTGAATGGTAATATAGGCCCCGTTGCTGTCAATTTTGGGCAGCGTTGAAATAATTCCCCTATACTGATCAATCACATCCGCTGGCGCCCCGCTGCCTTTTAATACCGTACCGATACTGATATAATCCCCGACCCTGTATTTGGTTTCCACAGTCACCCCGGCGCTATAATCATTTGAAGCGGATAGAACACCTGTAAAAGTAATGCGGTCATAATTACTATCTGAAGTATTAATGGAAAGAATAGTGGCGTTATCGCTGTAATTATCATCACTGATATATAATTTTAAACCGGTCTTTACATTAAAATTTTTAGGCACCTCAATAATACTGCTGCCGTGGGTATAATCGGCGTACAACTTAGTCGTTTCGTGAAAAAAAGGACCGTCTATATATTCAGGTGAAAAATAATTATTATCATTTTTAAATTTAAGCGTAATCTCTGAAATTGAAATTTTACCGAAACTCTCATCCGGATTAATATTCTTATTAGTAGAAACCTCAACAACCGAATCGATCAGTCTTGATGAAAGATCAATATTATCCTCATCCGGGTCCAAATAAATTTTAGCTTCCGGCCAGTTATTAATAACCTCTTTATTCAGCGCCGTTTGCAGTGCGCTGCTAAGCTCCGTTAAATGCGACACTTCCCACTTCCTATATAATTTCCCCTTATTAAAGAAGGTTAGGGGGATTTCTTCCCTATCAATCTGTCACCCTAAACCCGTCGAAGGGCTAATTAGTAATTCAAAACGGATTATCCTCCGTCTCCAAATTCCTATCCACATACATACTATCCGGCCTGTTTACTTCCCGGTTTACCTTTACATGATAATCCCGTACCTCGGCATAATCCGGCGCTACTGTGCGCACCACAATCTCACCCTCTACCGGCACCCGCTCAATGGTCCGTTCTGTAATATATTCACGCTGGATAATTTGCCTCACCGGCTGAGGCGCGGCAAGCGAACTAATTGAAAATCCATCCTCAGCCAGCCGCATTTTCGGAAGCGCTAAGGGCTGATCCGCGTTCATAGCATCCAAAACCGGGCGGTATTTTGCCGTTGCCTTTTTAGTCATGACCTCTTCACCGGCCTGCACACCAATCAATCCATCCTCACCCTCCGGAACATAACCTTTAAACAGCTCACTATTAGTAATAATCCCGCCCTTTGATTTTTTCCCGATATTAGATAACATGGCCAGCATAGCTACAACAAAGGCCGCGCCTATTGCATAACCAACGAAAGGAATATTAGAATGTGCTTCCATATATCCCGAAGCCGCTTCCGCAGTGTTAGCCGATGTAACTGCGGCAGAATTGGCAATCTCCGTACCGGATATAACCGCCCGCGCTGCAGCGCCGCCGGCCCTTACGCTTGTTTTAGTTTTTTCAAGAGTCGTATCAATCAGTAGCTCAGTCATTTTATTCGATATATATTTTTTAAGCATGTCGGCCAGGGAACCGATAAAAACCTGCTTCATACTATTCCAGATTGCCTGGCTCTTTTCCGCCCCGCTCATTTGTGTATCTAACATCGAGCGCACAAATGTATCATAGCCTGCGCTGGCCGCGTCCACTAAAGCGCCTTGAAATTCATGCTGCTCAAAATAGGTATCAGCAATGTGTTGAGCCAGATCGTCATAAACCGTTTTTATCCGGGATGCCTTTTCCTCTTCCAGGGCGGCAATCAGGTCCGCGTTTCCGGCGGCAAGTTCTAATTCACGATCATAATATTGTTGTATTTCCGTTAAACGGATATCAAATTCATTCCGCATTCCTTCTAAAATAATATTATTGCGGATTTCCTGTATTGTTTTAGTCTGCTCAGCTTCTTTCTGTTTAAGCTCTTCCTTTTCCTTATTATCAATTTTTGCAAGTTCGTCTTTTTCTATTTGCCTCAATGCGCTGACAATATCCGCTTTACCCTTAGCCGCTTTTATTTCAGATTCATAACGGGCAATAACCACATCGCGCATTTTCTGATATTTATCTTTGGTATCATCTAAAGCAATCTGATTTAATTTCATTTGCAGTTGTAATGAGGCCAGGCGTTTATTGTCAGATTCACTTGTATCTACCTTTGGTTTTTTACCCTTTCCACCCTTACCACCACTATCTTCTAATTCATTCAGCTCTTTAAAGCGCTCAATTAAATCCCGGGCCTGTTCAGTAGATATTTTTAATTCGGAACTAAGTTTTTCCGGGGCCATTTCTTCTAAGTTGTAAAATATCGCCAGTTCACTTACCAGGCCATTTAGCTCATCCTGCATATCAATGATACTATTCTGATTTTTACTAATAGTTTCATCAATAGTTCCTAAAGACTTTTGCACATCGGTTGTGGTTTTGATTATCTGTTCAGCACCATCTATATAGGCCGTTGTTTCAAATACTATTTCCTTTTTACCTGCGGTTTCATATTCTTCGAATTTCTGTCGTTGTTTTTGGGCTGTGTTTAATTCCCTTGTATATAAATCTAAATCATTAATTTGATTTTTCAACCGACTTGTCATATCCGCAAAAGCATCTGCCTTTGTACGGCGTAATAATCGCTGCTGGCCTTCCACAAAACGATTAACCGCGCCTAAGTTTATATCTAAAGCCTCTCCATAATCATCAATTGCGCTAATGGAACCCGGAACCAGATCCGCCAGCCTTTTTATTACAGTATTAAGTTCAACCTGTTCCTCTGCAGTGGGTTTAACATTTGCTTTCAGCTCTTTATAACGGTCCATTAAACCTGTGATTTCAGATTCCGATTTCTTAGTCTCATCCCTCAATTCGGAATAGCGGCTTGTTGCCGATTTTGTGGCTGAGGATAATCCCTTTAATACAGAAGTTACACCCGCGAAAAACTCACCAACAGGTTCACTTAAAACTCTGCCGATCTCAACCTTCAGGTTTTCATACTCAACCCCGGCCTGCTTAAGTTTTACATTAGCTTCCTCAGTAACATCACCTAATAGCTCGTTTTTCTGTGCCATCTGTTCCAGGGCAACCCGTACAATCTGCGATTTCTTTTCAATGGTATCTAATCCTGCAAACTGCGCGTCTGTCTGGTCAATCATAATACCAACATCATCCAGGAAGAGGGCAGAACCACGCTGCAGCCCCGTAAAAACCGTACTCATTAATTCATTAAAATTTTTTCCAAACTTAGTAGCATAACGGTAGAGAAAATCCATAGTTTGTTGGGTAGCCTCAAAAGCCTCTGTGGCATTCATCCCCGAAGCCGTAAAAGCATCCATGGCCGCAGAACTGCGCTGCATCAATTCCAGATCAGTTGCCGTGCCCCGCACCGCCTTACGCAAATCATTAAGAGCGCCTGTAAAATCCCGGCCCGCCGCGCGTACCAGTTTCTTAAAAGGCTCCTCAACCTGTTTGGCAGCATCGCCAAGTTTAGCTAAGTTAAGTGTATATTGGGCGACTTCTTTAAGGGCAACAGCGCCAATAAAGCCGCCCATAACCTTGCCCGCCTTACTAAAAATTGCAGACGACTTTTTACCGCTTTTATTCAGCTTATCAATCTTATCATCAGTCCGGTCCAGGTCGCGTAACGCATCCTTGACCTTACTCTCAACAATAAGCTCTATTTTACTCTTCGCCTTCCCTGGCATTTATAATATTCCTTTTCCCCAAAATTCCCCCTTTTCTAAAGGGGGTTAGGGGGATTTATTTCCCATTCTGCATTTTTAAAAGTAATTCCTTTATAGCCGTACTGTTGTCCTTCAGCATCTTTATGTCACTTTTAATATTATTCACATCATCTTCAATATTGTTAATTTGTAATTGTACATTTTGGTCTTTCAAATCTTCAATTGTTTTAGAATTTTCAATATGGTTATCATACTCTTTGCGAAGCACCTCAATTTTTTTTTCATTACCCATAATAGTTTTAACCGTATCAGTAGCAATGGAATCCGACGTAGTATAAGCCGCCGTTAAAGCCGCTACCAATGTAGTAACTAACATGATTAACGCTTTAATAACATCTCCACGCTGCATCCAGCCTCTATCCCCAATCGTTCCAGCTTTATTTCGTTGTTCTGATCGTGCCATAATCTTATTCCTACTTCAATCTTTTCTAATGCGCCAGCCCCGGGTATCCACTCCCAGGCGGCGCCTGCCCGCTTACCGGACTTACCTTCTCAGTCGCCGAATTATAATAATCCATATAAACCTTAAAATTCAATATATTCAGCTCCCGCGTAAAAAAACTAAGATTCTCATTCGTCCGGGCGCTCATCAACACCGCCAGCTCCATAAAATTTAATTTGCCTGCGGTGTAAGTAAAGCCCCCACCTGCTGAATAATTTCCTTCTCCCGTCGATTCGAGTTTTTTTTTAAAGCAATGAACATTTCCCAGATAGCCTGCTGATAAAGTTCTTTATAAGGCGCCGGAATCTCCTGCATTATTTTACGTACCTCAATATCCTGCTCCTGTTGCGTAAAATAAACTAACTTCTCATTCTGCTGGTTACGCAGGATAAACAACAACCGCGCGATATGCTCATTATCCTCAAAATTAATCTTATCCTGCCCCCCAAAAAACTTCTCAATTTGCGCCTCAGCAAACAGGTTGGGGATCGGTATCTCAATCTTATCGTTAAAACGATACAGTTTAATATACAGATCCTCAATCCGTTGTTTGGAAACATCCGCCTCTTCTTTGGCGCGTTTTTTTCGATTGCCAGTAATTAAATCCAGAAAACGGTTGAATTCCTTCATCTTTTAACCTTTAACTGATTAAGTGTTTGGCCAGTAAGCGTAAAAATCACCGCTGCTGTCGATACGTACATCAAAGTCAAATCCCGGTTTAACCGAAGCGCCAACGCCCGCCACCATACTTACTTCACTAGTACGAGTACATTTAGCACAATAAAATATCACATCGCCTTTTGTGCCCGGATATAAATCTTTAGAGCGCATCGAAACTTGAACCGCAAATTCATCTGGTAAATCATTGCTATCAAGAGTAGTAGTTAAACCATTAGCCGCGTCCGCATAGAAGTAATCCAGGATAAAATCATCTTCCGTTTGTGAAGCGTTCAATGTAATAGTGGTGGTAGATACGGAATACTCGCCCACTGCCGGCGCGGATGTAACAAGTTTTAACGGCGCTTTATTAGAACCGGAAGGAATCACCACTAATGTATCTGCTATATAGGTGGCATCCGCGATAGTTAATGTGTTAGTAGATTTTGTAACCGTCGTCGGACGCTTACGTAATCTAGTACCGGCCGCGTTACTTCCGCCGGTTAATTTAGCGAACAGCACGGGATCCATTCCCAAAAAACTGATACGCCCAGTGATGGGTTGCCCCGTAATCACATTAATGTTACCGCCGCCATCCCCCTTACGATCTGTAATATTTTCCACACCGAAATTGAAACCAACCTCCTGCACTTCGGGGATCATCTCACCGTCAATGAACATGACGCCCTCACCCCACATATAATGTTTTTGATCATTTGTCATTTCTTACTTCCCTCCTCCTTGAGAATTTCTAACCTTAATACACGGTTTTTTTTGTCCATCCCGGCCAGATCAACCAACTCCGCCCACGGTTTCTCAAATACATGCCCCCGCTCAAAAACCGTGAAACCCTTTTTAGGCACATTTATCTTAGTCCGCAAAGCCCGCACATGAACCCGGTACTTAACCTTTCCCCCTTTCTTAAGGGGGATTTCTTCCCTATCCATCATTTAGACCCTGCTTTCTTGTTTTTAATAAACTCTGAGAAAGCCGTGAACATACCATTATTCTGCATCGTGTCCACACCAATGAAGAAACCGGCCAAAATTAACCAGTTAGAATCTATCGGCACCCGTTTAAACACAAACCAGGTGGCAATCATTAAAGTAATAAATCGTTTTGATGTGGCGATTTCCAATATCTTTTTAATAAACACAGCCAGCGCCACACGGCCATCCTTTACCGCAAGAATATACAGGACCAATAAAACGATTATTACCTGAAAGAATAACGTCCATGTTATCATTGCTTTTTCCTACCTTTCTATTCTACAAAATATACTTCTAAATTTATATTACCCGTCACAAGGAAAACACCCTGCTCGGGATCCCAGGGAATAACCGGACCATCAACCACCACAATATCTTCTAGTTCCTCATCAATCCCCTGCCCCGAAATAAACGGTGATTCCTTACGAAATTTATCAATAAGCAGAGACATCAACTGCTTAACCCGCACATCAACAGTTCCTAAATTACCACCCGCATCCACAACCTCAAGAAACACAGCTAATCCACTGTAATGCCGCTCAGAAGCATCCCCAATATAATTAGTAGCATGAACCGCAATTGCCGGCATTTCGTGATTATGATAATTGCGCACATTCGCCTTAATCTTCTCATGTACCAAATTAGCAATCGCCATTATCGCCGTATCAGCCTCAATAAAATCCTTGATCAAAGTCTCTACAGCATTATACTTATCATCCACTCTTTTATCTCCTACCAGTCCCGATTCCCAATAATTCCCCCTTATTAAAGGGGGTTAGGGGGATTTATTTACTTCCCACGACTTATATACTTCCCTGCCATCCGCGCGGCAATTTGCCCATCCTTAGGCAATTCAAAAAATTGGAAAGGCCGCATAGCGTTTTGCTCATCAGCATAATTCACGGGAGTATCCATCTCTAAACGCGTAGCCGTCTTTTTAACTTGGCTGAGGGCAGCATTATACATAACTCCCCGGTGGCGTAATAAATTAGACGTCGGTTTAACCCGGTCTTTCTCACTTTTTCCCTTACCGCGAAAACGCCCTTTTACCGTTCCTTTTCCACTTAAACGGGCAACCCCACCCTCAGCAGGAACTTTAACACCATCCGTAACCCGCGTATACTGCCCCGCAAACCAGGGCCATGTAACCCCGCGAAACTTACCACCTTTACGCAGCTTCGTAAAAGTAAGCTGAGTCCGCGATTGCATATAAGCCCAGAAATTCACAAAAAAAGGACGCATATCACTAAGCCGCTTTACAGTATCCTGTAAAACAATCTTACTCTCATCCGTTTTAATTTGAACCTCAATCATACCTTAATCCTTATTCCCCAAAAATTCCCCCTTATTAAAGGGGGTTATGGGGATTTAATAAAGATGTTCATTAATCTCATCCGTATTAAAAACCGGCTCGTCATCCGTCTCATAAATCTCATCCTGTACCACATCCAGCGCCGAGGCTTTTAGATCAGTGCTGCTCACTTCTACAATTATTTTATTCTCTTCAATTTCCTTAAAGATTTCATCCGCCATTTTCTTATACTTATCCGCCTGCGACGATTCACCTTCCGCCACAGTTTCCTTTAAGCGGATATACTGCAAATAAACAGCAAGATACCTCGCTGCCAACTCAATTACAGGCGGCGTAGGCGGCGTCGAAGTTATATCAGGAAAGCGCTGCGCCTCACTCTCATAAGCCAGACTAAAACGAGGCCCCACCCGCGAATCAACCAACGCCGAGGCATCCGCAATATCATTATTCGTATTGTTTGTTACCTCTGATGGCGGACTGGAAGGCAAATGCAACAACACCTTCACGCTTGTGGTATAAGTCGCCATTATTCACCTATTCTGTTTTTAGCTAAAAGATCAGCTATTTCCGGCTCTTTCAGCTTCGCCAATTTGTTACGCTCACCCGGCTTCAAATATTTACCAAAGTATAGAATATCTGTTTTAATATAATATCCATCCTTTTTAGCCTTTACTCCCAAATCTTCAATTTTTTCAATATCTACCGGTTTCTTAGGATTGTTTTTATTCTCAGCCATTTCTACACCTCGTTTTTAATTTCCCTAAATTTCCCCTTTTTAAGGGGGGGGATTTATTCCCTTTAATCAGTTGCCCCGTACCCGTTTCGCACAATGAGATATGAATATTTGTCCGTTCCTGCAGTCCCGGCGCTGTCGGCTGTAACAAACAGCGTATCACCTGCCGATTTAATATCATAAAACAGGTTTTCGATCTGTGTAGTTTTAGGCGTTAAAATAACTATACAGGTAGTATCAATACCGGTAATAACAATCGTGTCATTTGCGGAAGTATATCCCCAGGTACGCTCACCGGCGAATCCGGCGCTTTTACCAAATATCCAACCCTGAACCTGTGGATTGTGCAAACGGTCCGTTGACCTCTGTGAATTAGCCTGCATCACCACCAACAAAAGCAGTGATACTAACAAAAAGCTTAAACCGATCTTAAGATAGTTTTTTCTCATCACAGCCCCCTTACACCATATCAGAAATCAGGTAACCATTGGAAGTGGAAACATTTTTAACATTGTATTTACGGGTTGTCTCATAATCAACCGTCTTTTTGGAATTATAGATTTTAACCTCAGGATACCCCAACTCTTCCACCACTATCGTATGAGGCGTAGTTCCTTCCACCATTTCCGAACTTTCCGGCACATAGATAAGAGCGAAATAATCACCCCATAAATCCGTAAAAACACCCGCGTCTGTGGAATAAACACCCTCTCCCACAATCAGCTTTTTAAGGCCAAGAACCTGGGCAACTAATTCCGGCGTTAATACAGCCGTCATGCTGTATTTAATACGGTCCAGAATTTTCGGATGTTCGCGCAATCTTTTCCAGGCCGTATAACCGATAACACCTGTATTCGGTTCAATACCCATATCAGCCCGGGCCGCAATTAAGCCGGTTTTAACAACGTCAACCGGATCGGAATTATCATAATCGCTAAACTTATCGCCGCCGGTCAATGTCACCTTGTTACCCGATGCGTAGTAAGTCGCGTTAAAAATAATATCCGCAACCGCCTTTTCCAGTTCCGTTTGCAAGGCCCGCTGGGTTAGCATAACAGCCCGTTTTTCCAAACTTAACACCTTTTTAGCGTTGTAACGCTCGGCAATTTCCAACTCTTTATAATCCAAAGAGCTTTCCAAAGCATGTTCCGCGCAGCGGTAGGTATCTTTGCTTAAATGAAAATCAATCTTTTTCGTAGCCGCCCGCAAAGCCCGCTCCGAATCATAAATCATAAATCCCTCTTTGCCAAAGGAATATATTGTCCCCGATTCCGTAAGCGATTCCACCCTAGGCGCCACTAAATGAGCGATACCTTGCACCGGTTGATAACCCATAGCAAACTTTGTCAGTATAGGATTGGTTTCGCCCTGAATTTGTTTATTTCTTCCTGCCATTTGATTTTATCCTCCTTGATAAAAAATCACATCCATGTGGTTTATGGCTTCCCTGCCTTACAGCAGTTTAACCCGGATTATATCACCATCCGCCGTAGCCGCATCCAGCGCCACACCATTGTTTTTCGGAATATCATTCACATTGTCAATGGTTAATGCCACTGCCTTTCCATCAGCATCCGAGCTGACGTGATTACCCGCCGTTACAGCGCCGCCCGCTTCAACGACCGCTATTCCATTCATAAGAATAGATGCTTGTGCCGCACTGTCTGCGTCAAACAACGTAACACCGATACATTTAATATCTATCGTATGCTTACCTTCAAAATCAACAAATCGACGTTTGGTCAGTGCTTCACCCGCTGTTATCGATCCAATAGGACCTTCCTGATAAGATTTCATTTATTAATTCCTCCTCTTTTAGCTAATAGCCAACGGCTAACAGCTAATATTCAATTGTAAAAATTAAACCCTATAACTTTTCGTAAATTTCATCAACGGCAAAATCATAAGCCTCGGCAAAGCTTTCAAACTTACCATCTTCCTGGTATTTCTTAGCCATTTTCGTGGCTTTCTGGTCAATCTTTTCCGGGTCGTTTTTATTTACCGCGCCGTCATGTTCAATACCCTCCGTCTGTTCCTGATACTCCACCTGCAGCTCACCATCAGCCGCCATCGTAACCGCCTTCTCTACCAGGTTTTCAAAGAAATCTAACTGGGGAACATCCTTTTCCTCATCCCCATCCTTAAATTTCAGCGGCTCAGCAGATACCGGTAGCGATTCCATAAAAGGAATAATCATATCATCAACCAGCGCGGGCACAACCCGCAAACCGTCATTAGCCTTAAGCTTATCCGCAAAAGATTTAATCTTTTGTGCCCGGGCGGCGGATTCAGCCTTTCCTTGATCATCCTGATACTTTTTATTAAGAGCCACAGCCTCCTCCGGACTAACGCCATGCTCTTCTTTGAACCTAAGGTTCTGCTCATCGAGAAAACTTTGTTTTTCCTCATCTGAGAATTTTTTCATATCCAATTCCTCCTTGAATTGATTAGCTTCATTCCCTAATAACTCAACATCCTCCGTTAAAAGAGATTTGATTTCACTAAAATCTATACGAACATGTTCATCATCATTGGCAAATTCCAGAATAGGCAGTTTATGATGAGGCGAAGTCCCCCCTAACAGAGCCAGCGCCGAAAACACCTTTTTTGCCGGGTTATATTCCACTGAACGATGCGGATATTTACGTTTTTTAAAAGAATCATTAAAAGTATCGCGCGGCACCTTAACGATATCCGCGTAAACAATACCCTCATCCTTCAGCAGATTATCCATAAAGCCCTCAGCATCCTTCTCATCCTGGCCCTTCTCATTATGCCCGATTATAACCGAAGAAAAATAATCCTCATCCGTCTTCAAACTTTCATGGTTCCCGATAATCTCATCCACCAACTCATCATTAAAATCAGTCCCCTTATGCATACCCATTTTAAAGATAGGAACCTTTAAAATATTAACCGACCCATCATCATTAGCCGACGTATCAAACTGTTTAAACTTTTTCATAATTTATCACCTTTCAATATTTCCCCTATCTCTTTTCCATGCTAAAAACTTCATTTTTTCCTTTTATTCTAATTTTATTTGTTCCGTGCTATAATCTTTATGATTTTAGCACCCTTTATCAGTATTTCATTATAATCTGGGCTCCAGTGTATTCCTTCAGAATTTCCACCAATTAGATATATGTTTTCACCCTCAATTCCGTATTGATAAGAATCAAATGATGCTGACATATCCTTTATAATATTTTCTAAGGATTGGCTTAAGTCTATTTCCCACCCACTAGTCCCATCTAAGGTATCCAGTTTGTCATATTCCTTCGTCCCATATTTAGGAAATTCCCTACCATCTGCAAGATGTTTTGAATTGGGCAACTTATATCCGGTTTTCTGTATCTGATCATCAACCCTTATTGCATAATATTGATATTTAGTTTTATCCAATTCATATAATCTTTTCAATTCTGTTATTTCTTTTTCTATTACTTCTTGCACCTGTTCATTGCTTTTTATATCTGCGATATTTCCTTTTAGTTTTCCGTATCCTTTTTCTTTTTTTGCTAGTTGTTCTCTAATTTTTGCGATTTCCAGTAGACCTTTTTCCCGCTCACTCAGAGGTTTAATAATGTTTTGTCCCTTCCCCACAAACTTAAAGCCCGGCCCCTCTAACTTTGGCACTTTTTTTGTAGCACTCAGTTTCTCATCAACATGTACAGGCCGCACACCGCATCGACAGCCATAATCCAGCGGCGGCGTTATCTTTTGCCAAATCGGATCATTAGCCGGTGCCCGATATTCGTTCAATTCCAAATGTTCAGGACGCGTACGTTCATCCAGTATAGCCACAAATTCGATATATGGAAATTCCTCCGGATTTGCCTCTTTTAGAATAGCCATTCGCCCTTCATTCAAAGCCGTCCGCACATTCACACCAAAAACAATTCGTAAATGCCAGTTAGACAAATTTGTTATGCCGTTAATGTTGAAATAATGATCTATAGTGTCCATCCAGTCTTCAAGATTGAGCATAGATGTATCCAACTTTTTACCGGTAAAAGGATCTATACCCTTTAATGTATCCGATAAATTCTTTTTAATTTTATCAAGCATCTTTTCCGATCCAACCTTAGCCACCGTAAAAGAGTATTTTCTCACCTTTTTATCAAGTTTCAGAAAATCCTTTTTTTTGATTACATTTTTTGAAAAAAAGAACTTCAGCATCTCTTCATAAGCAGTAGGAATATCCTCAAAAACAACTACAGAATCATCCGCCGCCATATCCACACTTTTAACCCGCGCTTCACTCATTTGAT